TTGAGTCCACCCACAGATTCAGGTGGCCTCGGATGAACGCTTGACGGTTCGGCGAATCAAACGCCAGCTCAAGCGCCTTCATCGTGATCGTCGTACCGAGCGCAGGATTCGCCCATCCCCAATACTGCCGATCTTCCAAACTCACTCCGGGCGGAAGTGACCATTCAGCGAAGTACAGCGAACCTGTACGGCCCGAGTCAATCGCTGCCATCCCTTGCTCACGAAGCTGTAAGAGCACTGTAGAGCCTTGGTCGCCGGCGGTGCTGAACATCATCATCATCGGATTCTTCTTGATGGCGACCTGTGATGGCCTGAGCGCAGTGAACACGACCTCGGGACTGATGTCCCACAATTCGTCCACGAGGATGACCGAGGCTGTCATTCCGTGAGCGTGAGCAGAAGCTGCGACGACTGCGATAGATGATCCGTCTGGGAAGTTGACACGCTCGTCTCCGTTCTGCCAGCGAACCTTGCACAAGAACTTGTCCTCAAGGTCTCGACAAACATCACGAAAGAGCGCCATGCTTCGGCGCTTCTGGTTAGCAACAATGACGATCGTCTGAGGTTCTTTTTGGATCGCTGCATACTCGGTCGCCATGTAGCCAGCGACAGCACGCATCAGCAAGCTCTTGCCATTCTGACGGGCCGTAGAGATGCACGCTTCACGGAAGATGAAGTCGCCGTTCTCGTCCAGACTCAAAGCATCATTCACGATCCGCTTCTGCCACTCCATCAGATCAATGTTGAGCACGCGCTTCGCCCACAAGGTTAGGGCAGGGCCGAAACTCTCGCCGGCTGGGACGGGCGTGACCAGTCTCGGCTCGATCCTGCCCGATGTTGGAATATCCGACTCCGATCCGCTCAGTCCCTGCTGGTTCAGGCTAGTTGAGGGGATTTCCGAGTGGGGGCTCGGGGTAGAAGTTTTGACAGAAAAAGAAGTTTTGGATGCGTTGTTGCGATTTTGGATTCGTTGCGCTGTCTTTTGGTTGACGAAGCGTGCTCCTCTGGACGCGTTGCATGAGGCGCATGATGGGACGAGGTTGGCTCGGTCGTAGGGGTCGCCTCCTCGGTCAAGCTCTACGATGTGGTCGGCTTGTGTGGCTTTGGTGCGTTTGCCTTTGAGTCTGCACCAGTGGCAGTCACCATCTTCCTCGAGTACAAGCCGGCGCAGCTCTTTCCATCTTTTGGTTCCGTAGATTGGATTACCTGCCATGAAGCTCCATGCCGATGAGGCATCCGCATTTCTCTAGGTCTAGTCCTTTGATGATTCGCCAGCCTGTGTCTCTGCATTGTCCACAGGCTGAGTGATCTGCTACTTGAGTACGCGTAGGGACTATCTCATAGTCTTTGTTATTTAGTTCTTGATATACATCGGGGTTATCCCCACAGGGATTTTCCCCACGAGGTGCGACCTGCGGTGATGTGTTTCTCACACCTTTATCCACACGCTGTGGAGTGTCGAAGACGAGGGTGTCATACTGCCATTTTCCACCCTCATCTTGATATCTTCGGCGCTTGATGTAGCCGGCGGACTCGAGCTCTGTCATGGCTGTCCTGATGGCATCTATCCCTTCGCGTTTGACGCTGGCAAGGTGTCGTGTGGAGGTTCGCCAGTTGTCGGGCTTTGACAGGACGAAGATGAGGACTGCTGTGGCCTTGAAAGTAAGACGCGAGTCCTCAATGATCTCGTTACGGATCTGAGTCCAGTTTGACTCTGGTCTGGGCGCTCTATAGATGCTCATACGATGTCTTCTAATGTGACGCGCTTGCCTGCCCGATATGGCTGATAGCCGGCGACAGTACCGTCCACAATGACCTTGACATAGCGGTCAAGATGCTGATCTTGATTCAGAAGCGTCATCACGATAGATGGGTTGGTGTGCAGCTCTGACGCTTGGCTCTCGGTCAGTTTGCGAGGGTTGCCGACTCGATGCATACAGATCACTTGATACTGGATCATCCGAGCCTCGTCCAGTTGTTCTCAATGAGTGTCTCGGCATGGTTTACGCTTCGAGAGAGCGCGCTGATGAAGATTCCGTCAATGGTCAGATATTCCATTTGTTCGCCGATAGTACGAACGGCGAAGATGTACACATTGTGCCGATCTTCTTCGGAAGTTTTGAATAGGACTCTTAAAGGTCGGATGGGTTGCATCCATTCACTAGGTTCGGGGCTCATTGGGCTTCTTCTTTCGTTTGTAGGGACTTAAAATGTTTCAATGCTGCACTTGGTGGAGCGAGCTGTGAGATTGGCAGGGTGTAGCAGTCAGTGTTGTAAAACCGATTGGATGGGCCTGTTTCGCCGTTGTCGTACAGGTTCATCATGGTTTCGCCTTGTTGATGAAATGTTGCCATCCTGAAGAACTTGTCCCACGAACATCCGCCAAGAAGCCAGATGGCCTCAGGTGTGCCGGCGACAAACTCAACTCGAGTGAAGAAGAAGAAGTCAGACTTCTCAATATCTTTCTTACGAGCACCAAAATTGACCATGTAAGACATTTTTGGCACAGAGGTACATCTTTGAGTTTTGACTTCTATGGTCTGGCCTGAGTAAAGCCTGACATCAGATGAGCGGCCATCATTCTTAAACGCCAAAAGATCGTTATTCCAAAAGTAATCAATAACACCGACTTCACCGATAGCGCCGAGAAGAAGATGTTCTTCTTTGTAATCTGCTCGCTTTTGGAAATGAGTTGAATCAATATCATCAATAAATCGGTGCGCTTCTTCAACTAAAGAATCGGTGACTTGAACTCGAATCATCAGAACGCTTCCCCTTCGGTCATCTTCTTCGCTTTAAGATCGGCGACCAAAGTCTCAAACGCGAGACGACCAGACGGAACCTCGCCGGCATAGCCGAGAGCTCTGAGTAGTCGCCTTTGTCCTTCGGATGCTTCCCAAGGCTTCACAGGCTTCGCAGTCTGCTCGTCCTTTTGGCGGTTGATCACTTCCTCCAGTGAGGCCATCTTCGGGAATGACATCATGAGCCCTGCCAAGCGTCCGAGACATGAAGTAGACGCGTTCTGTTGCTCTGCCAATTTTGTGAACGGTGTACGGCCCGGAAAGGGCTCAAAACAGGTCGCTTGACATGGAAGCGGATCGTCAGGTGTACGCCATGCCTGCATCGTGACACTGATGAAGATCTGGTCTCCGACTGTAATGATCTCTGGGCGATGCTCCTTGATGCGAAGCTCGGGCCACTTCTCTAGTAGAGCTGCAAAGCGTGTCGGGACATCCACATAATTACTCAGATCCATAGCGTTCAGCCTCCTCGAATCGGTTGATCGTGGATGTCAATGATCCGAACGGATCATTTGCAGGCTTGTAAAAGCCGATGAGCTCATCGTAAAGATCTGAAGCCATGCCTTGCCAAAACATGATGCGCTTGTCTCTAAGTTTCAAACGAAGCTCAAGGTCGGCGATGTGCTTCTCCTGCTCTCTGATCGTCTGAACCATGCCGTCGGGGTCGTTCATTGGATAATCCTTCCTTGTTGGATAATCCGACCATATCAAACGGGTGTGTCAGAGATGAGCATCGCGTGACGCTGATTCTCCGATGTGCCTCCCCAAATGCCCGGAAGAGCTCGATAGCCGAATGACAGCGCATACTTGAGACAGTCATCTATCACTGGACACGACTCGCACACAGCGACAGCTCTTCGAAGATGCTTCCATGCTTCAGCACCAACCTCAGGGAAGAACCAGTCAACAGGCAGATCACGACAAGCTGCTTCTTCTTGCCAGCTGAGACTGTTTAGCATGAGATGCTCCAAGGTTGCCATCCACATTTCCCAGCCTCTTCTCGGCTATTCCACAGTAGGAACGCGAAGCGGAGGTTTGAGGATGGGATTGCCATGTCGTCAAGCGTCCAGCCCATCTCCGATAGCCATTCCTCGTGGATCTGGTTGATCTGTGTCAGGCCGTAGTCGTGCCCGTTAAACCATTCCGAGTCGGCGGAGATTGCTTGACAGCGCGATTCTTTCCACATGACGCGACCGAGGGTCTGCAGCACTTCTGTCCGATTGGGCCAGCCCATCTCTACGGCGAGCGGTAGCCATTCTTGACACTTAGTGTCGGGATCTATCTGAGCGAGCTGTGGGAGCGTTGTAGAGGTCTCTACGGGCTCATCGTAGATCGTCGCGTTTTCTTCTGCGATCATCTGAGCGATAAGGGCTTCTTGGTCTGCAATCTGCTCATCGGTCAGAGGGACGATCTGGACAGTTTGAGGGACTTTGATCGTGGTCTCTGGCGGTGAGTCTGACGATGATCCGAAGACCACGATGAGACTGAAATAGGCGAACGCCACAAGGGCTAGGAACTTAAACGGGTGCATTATGTGCCTCCAGTGTCGGGGCTCAGCATTGGTGCTGTGCTCTCTTGGCTCAATCAGTTGACCGAATGAAGGACGCGATGTCAAGTCATTCGGCGAAGATTCGAGTGAACGCTTCCTCTACAAGTTTCGGATTATCTGCCATCAGTGGGGAGATCTCCACATGAGTCCAGCCAGCTCCGGGTGTGCCTCCGTTGCGTGTGGGAGTCCAAGCCTTCCAAGCGTCACGATCGCAGCGGTAGCCGGCTCCCCACTTTGTGAGACCTGTCAGAGGGCATCCAGTGCCATCGTAGGCATGGATCTCTTCAATGTTCAGATCGTCACGGTGCTCGTAGAGGAACTCCACAAGAATCTTCCGCTGAGGGATCGTGCCTCGAAAATCTACTGCTCGCCAAGTGGCATGGACGGACAGCGCAGAACCTGAACGCATCGGACGGTTCGCATAGATGCCGATGTTCTTAACACCGCAGAGATATTCAATGATTTCTACGAATCGCTTTGTGCCGGCGCGTGGTGTGGGATGGTTGCCGTCTTTGTTACCTGTGTACGGTCTAGATGTCATTGTCTTTGTCCTTGTCTTTGAGGCCGTTGGATGCCAGGAGTCCAGTGAGTGCTCCGGCGAGAACGAGGAGAACGCTGGAGAGGGTCTCCCATGACTTGGAGTCATTGGGACTAACTTCGAGAGGTTGTACGACAAATGTGAGTGAGTACAGGATCATTCCGACGGACATGATGAAAGTGAGCGACAGCGCGACTCCGACCATGAGGACGAGGCGCGCTTTGATCTCTGAGTTGGTGAGTCGTTTTCTCATGGTGTGGTTGCTCCTGTTGAGGTGTCACAGCGTGGCGCTTCGGGCTGGGTGACACAGTTGCCTCTAGTGCGATCACTGCATCCTGTGACGACGAACATGAGGACAACGGCGAAAGCTGCGATCACGGCGAGAGTTTTCATCAGGCTAATTGTGCCACGAATGCAATAGACATGACATTAGTGTTCGCCCATGTTGCTGGAACTGTTGATGAAAGTCCTGTGCCTTGCAAATATGTTGCCGAAGCGTTAAAAACAAAAACGCTGACTGTGCTAGTAGAAGCTTCACGGAGACCGCCATAGAAAACAGTGCCAGCAGGTGTCATTCGAACATCACCAATCAATTCGCCGTTATCAGGCGACGGGAATGTTAGACCTGCAGGCAAGTTGATGGTAACTGCGCCAGTGATTGCTGAAGTGGAACCCAAAGTAAATGTTCCTTGCCAAAAAAGAATCTTATTAAACACAGAATATGCGGCCACCCATGTGCCGTTGCCGACAGTTACACCAGAAGCGAATGTCGGTGTGTAACTTGTCCATTCTCCCGCAGCATTTAATTCTGCTGCAGTCAAAATACTGCCCGATGTGAACGATCCAAAACTTGCCATAATGTTTTCTCCTTTACCAACCGAGCCGGCTGGTGTCTAATATTCCTTCAAATGAATTATCAAGTATGAACGCGCTCCAGTTGTACCAAGGTTTCGTCCTTAACGACACGATCATGTCCTCAGGTGTCCCGCTGATAGTGCGTCCAGTAATAATGTTTTGAGTTGTCACCGTCGTAGAAGTGCCGACTGGTTTATATTTGAGTTCTAGGCGCTCCCATATGCCTGACTCCATGTCAAGCAATTTTCTAAATGCTGTATTAACAGATGCGTTTTGCAAACTTTTGATCTGAGACAATTTGACTTGAATGTTGGTCGGCACATATTCCAGAGTGTTCCAGCGACTGCCAAGAGCTCCAGTCTGGTATTCCTGAGTCACAGTTGAAGTCATTAATAAAGGCCACTCAATGACACGAATGCCAAATACTTTTTCGTCGGCACCATTTGGGACGATTACTGTTGTAGACCCAATTTTTGACTGTGCAGCTGTCGCAAAGTCCGCTCGAACATACGAAGCAGTTAAAACTTGAAACGGCATTGAACCTGTCACTGGTGTGATGTCAGAGCCGTACATATAATAAGGCCCCTGTTGTATGTTTTTTATCGGTGTTTCATACAGGATTACTGATTCGTAAGTAAATGGGCCACCAACGAGCACCTGTATAGTTTTTACGGGCCATGAAATAGAAGCTGATGATGGTATGAGTTGACCGTTCAAAAGATCTGAGACTGCGCCAGTTGTAGAACCGCCGTATTCTGTGACGCTTCCAGAACTGGCACCAATGCTTCGGAAACTTGCCGACGATGACACTTTGCCAAGTACCGGAAACTGAGCCTGATTCAAAAGTGCATCAATCTTGACGCTCATTGTTTCGAGCGATGTAATTGAGAATAAGTTTGTCTGAGTGTTGGATGCCATTTGGAAAGCGTCAACACAAGTGAAAGAGGCTTTGCTGTCTTTGTACCCTGAGTCAATAGAAAAGTCGATACAGATTCCGTCAAAGAGTTGAGTCGTAATTCCGTCTATTTCCATCCTAAGCGAAAACCTTGAGCCGAACCAGTTTGTAGTTGCGTAAGTTCCGCCAGCGTTCGGTGTGAAAGCGTTGTCAAAGTTCTTTACGGTGAACGATGCCGAAGCCTGACCCATTTTGAAGATTCCGCAATCAAGATCCGTCGTAAAAGATAGAAGCGATTTGGTTAAATCAATAAATGAATCAGTAGATGTGTTTACATTGAGAAAAGTTTCGTATGTGCTTGGTGGGGCCATGTCAGCCTCGGAACGCTGTGCTGTTTACTGTGATCGGTAACGCTCCACGGTCTCGGATGTACTGCTGGAGAGCTGCGACGACAGCGTTCGGATCAGCACTGGACACATTTACGGTGATGTTTGCTCCGCCCATGCCCATCTTGCCGAGTCGGTCAAGAGGGATCACTGCTTCTGGGCCGCGTTCGCCAATCATGGCGAGCGTCGCCGATTGGACGATGCCCCCCTGGGCCAGCATGGGGATATCGGGTACATCAAAACCCTTGCCACCATATTTCGGAATCCAGCTCGGGATCGTGAACGACAGTTTTCCGATGGTGTTGTTCCATAGCCAAGCGACCACTCGAAAGGCTGCTTTGAATGGTGCTGTGATGACATCGGCGACGAAGCCCATCGTCGCTTTGATGCCTTTGTAGATCAGACTGAACGCTTCCATTATCTGATCTTTAAACTTAAAGATTGCAGCGATTGCTAGACCGAATGGGCCAGTGATAACTGCGAGCAGTAAGGGCCAGTTATTTTTTGCCCAATCAAATACGAACTTGATCGCTCCCCAAAGAGCGTTAAAGCCGACTTTAATTCCGTCCACTGCTTTGCCGAAGATGTCAAACTTGACCTGTAGCGCGACAAGTGCTGCGATGATGGCGACGATGACTGCGACACCTGTGGCAGTCCACAGTGCATAAGTGGATGCGGTCAGGACATTTGTGGCGACGGTGACGATGGCCTGAATTGCTGCGTACGCTTTCATCGCTGCGTTAACTGCCAAGATTGTCACTGCTAAAGCTCCGAAAGCAGCACCGAAACCTATGACGAGTCCTGTGTTGTTTCGTACGAACTCACCGATTGACATCAAGGCTGGGAGAAGTTTTTCAACGAGTGGAGCGACAGCTGCACCGATGGATTCCTTGAACTCTCCCATCTGAATCGACAGGTTCTTCATCTTGCCTGCGGTTGTGTTGGCTGCGGTAGATGCTTGACCTGCAAAAGTTTCACCGAGTGCAGCGAATACTTCGTCAGCTGAAGCTCCGCTCTTGACGAGTTTGGCGAGTGCTGGATCTAGTTTCTTAAGTGGACCGAGGTTGCCGTTAAATGCTTTTGAGAGTGCATCGGAGACAGCGCCAAGATCTTTCCCAGTGCCTGCGGATACATTGAGGGCGAGACTGAGCAAGTCCTGAGCTTTGGTGACATCTCCTGTGCCTCGAACTAGCGAGTCAAGAGCTGGGCGTAGTTCGTCGTCGGCGACAGCTGCAGCAAGTGAAGTTTTCGTAATGAAGTCCTCAACCGATTCGACTTGTGCGTCTGTTGCTCCGGTGACATTTCCGAGAGTGGTGGCAAGTTTTTGGGCTGCAGCGTCATCTTCGGCGAACGCTTTGACAGCATCAAAAGCGACAGCGCCGAGAGCTGCGACAGCGAGCCCTGCTGGGACTGCAGCCTTCTTAATAGCGAAAGAGGCTTTTTGGCTTGTGGTCTCTAGTTTCTTGAAATCGTTGATGGCCTTATTAATGCCGGCAGGATTCCACTCTGAGATGATGGGGAGGTTGATAGCCATTAGCGTTTCACGATCCTCTTCTGTGCTTGACCCATCACTTCTTGGACGATCTTGTCAACATTTCTAGTGATCTCGTCTATGTAATCATCGGAGCGAGCCCAGACGAAGCGTGACGGTGTGCGGAGTTTGCTGGTCAGGTCTTGAGAAAAGTTTGGGCGTGCTCGAAGTGGGTTCCTGTTGCGTGTCTGGTTCGGGCCTCGTCCTGCCATGTCGGTCATGGAGAGAGCTGCACCTTTTGCAGTGATCCTGACTGTGCCGATGGACTCGAATTGTGCGCCTTGTTCTAGGTTGCGTTTGCGAGCTTTGCGCGTGTCTACTTTGACGACGACATTCTTTGACTCATTTTTCCATGCTGTGCGTCCGTTGTGCTTCTGTCCTGTCAACGGTGGCGACGACGGAATTGAGTCCTTGATCGCAGAGACCAGAGGATCCATTGCGGATTTGATGTCCTTGGTGATCTGCCGACGAAGAGCAGGATCAACCTTCTGAATTTCACGAAGAGCCTGCTTCAGTCCGTCATACTCGATTCCGACTGATGCTGTCACTAGGTTTTCCGTCTCTGCTCGTTGATGATCTGGACGCAAGTCGCCAGATCGTCTGTCTCGAATGTTATGTGTGGAGGCCAGAACCCAGTCTCAACTAGCAGAGCTGCTAGTTGTCGCCGGTGGCCTCCTGTGTAGGGACTGCGGTTGCAGTCTCCACGACTTCTAGATCTTCTAATTTCTTGACGAACTCATCAAAGGAGATCTGCACTGGATGACCTTGCTGTTTACTGGCCTCGTAGGCCATGAAGGCTAGATCTTCCATCCCGATCCCACTTGACAGATCTGATGCTCGTCGTTTGAACTTACGCTCCCACGAGATGATCACGAACAGGTTCGTCGTTACTTGATAAGTTTCGCCTTCGGCGAGTCTGACACTGAGTGTGAGTTTCATGGGTTCTCCTAGTCGGGGTTCGGATTAGTTACTTGATCAGGTGATGTCGCGAGTGAAGGTTCCGCCCATAAACACGGCTTCGACAACTGACAGCTCTCCGACTGTTGCCGAGATCGGAGTCACGGTCGCCAAATAGCATCCAGCGAGAGTGTATTCAGGATTTGAGGCTGATTCGGTTGCGCCGGCAGGGCTGACGACGAGTGTGGATTCGACACCGAAGAGATCGTTCAGCATTGTTTCAACTTCGGTCGCTCCGTAGCTCTGAAACAGGGTGAGCGTGAGCTCATTTGAGTAAAGCCCAGCGGTGAAGGTGCGTGAGGTCTGACCGAAGGCCGTGTTCTCGAGCGCCTCCGCCGTGAGGGTTAAGGTCGCTGCCGAGCAGTGATCGGTGAGCGTCATCGCCGATGGTGCTGTGACTGTTACGGTGGGGTTGGATAGGTAAGTGACTGTGGCTGTCATGGTTTTGTCCTTTATACGCGGCTAGTGCCGATTCTAATTGTGAGGTCATAAGCAGGGAGCTCGGCAGAACCGATCGAGGCGATCGTAGGTCTGCCAGAGATGACTGCGAGAGAGGAGTTCATTAGTTGATCAACGACTCCGAGTATGTACTGCGTAGTGTCGCTGTTGCCGGGTGGCGCGCCCAACACTCGGAGATCAATCGTGATGTCCGCCGTTTGGTTATTGAACGAACTGAAAGTAGGAAGCTCAACGAATACAGTAAGAGGTCGAGCGTTCCGAGGATCAGTGACCGGCTTAAGGCCGAGAGCTGTGATCGTCGCTGAGACAGCGTTGATCGTGTCTGTGAAGATGCCTGCCATCTCATGCCACTTGCGATCTCTTGATGCCGAGCAACTGGTTTATCCGACCCATTGAAGCGACAGGTGCGGAAATGTTCATGTCTTGGAAACTATTGAAGGAGTCCAAACTTCCGCGTTCTCTGTACAAACTCGCAGCCATCAGCACGACTCCAGCCTTAACTGCAGCATCAGGGACGGTCGTGAGACTGTCGTGGTAGCCGGCCTGAACTCTGCGCCGAAATGACCATGCATTCGAAGCATTAACTGATGAGGTCATGAAGGCTGTGTCATTGGCGGTCGCTCCGCTAATTCCGAGAAATTCGGTGAGATCGCTGACTGTTATCCAGGTGCAGGTCTGAGTCCAGACGAGCGATCCGACAGGATTGGCAGCTGAGCGATCTAGATCGTCTCCTGCATCTTGAAAGAGTAACTGGTTCGGGATGATGACATCCGAGTCGTAGAGATAGTCCCCTTCTTCATCAATGCCGATGAACAAGTAGGTCGGAACTGCGAAGACGATGTGTGTCCCGTTGAGACCGTGTCCGAGTCCTGAGAGTGTGATTGATTGTCCGACAGCGATGTCGGTTGATTCGAGAGTCTGAACGACGGCAACATCTGACAGGCGCTGGTGGTGCGTAACTGTAAAGGTTGCCATCGTTCAGATCTCTCTCTTCGTCAATCGGATCAGGCTTTGCGGACGAACTTGGTCGCGTCAATCATGACGGACGAGAAGTAGCCTCGGAACTTGATAACTCGACCGAGTGCGCCGTCTGCAAGTTCAACACTGACAGCTCCGCGCTGTTGTTCCCAGCATTCAAAGCCAGTGCTGTCGCCGACATACAGGTTGGAAACTCCTGCAGCGACGAGGTTGCGATCAACTACGAGGTTCAGGCCGAACGCGTTGCCGTTGAAGTTACTGGCTGCAGTTGTACCGAGTGCGTTCTGTGGGCCGACATTCGGGAACAACGGGCGACCAGTGTTGTCGGTCAATGCTCCGAGTGCTGCGTAGTACGCGGGATTCGTGATGAGCACATTCGGCAAGTTGCCGTTCGAGTTGTTCAAGATCTGCTCGGCGCTGTTGTAGATGAACGCCACCCAGTCGGCTGGATCGGTTATGTCGGCGAGAGCTTCGGTCTGGGTGACTCCTGCAGCAAATGTCGTGCAAGCTGCGATGTCGGTCTCGTTCGCATAGACGCGAGCCATGTCGTCAATCAAAGCACCGAGAACTTCGGGTGAGGTCATGTCCATCGACTCTTCGGAGAGCTTGACATATCCGCCGTATAAGGCCTTAGTAACTTGGATGTCGTCCACGACAAAAGTTCCCTGATCGAGAGCAACGAGTTCGCCATTGGATGCACCGATGGTCGTGTTGGTTGTGACCTTCGGGCGAATCCAGACCTTGCCCGATGCTGGCATCTGGCGGACTCCCATTGCAGTGATGAGAGGCCTGTAGTTAGCCACGAAATTATTATAGATAGGAGACACGATCGGCACTGGCAGGATGCCGGGTGTGTCGGTCGTGGTGACATCTGGTGCAGCTGCAACGATGCGCTGGTTGAACTCAGCGAACTCAGATCCGCCTGCTGCGAACTTGACCATGTATTCGGCAGCGGTTGGAAGTTTGAACTCGCGCTTCGGTGCTGCATATTGGATCGGAGCAGTAGGTACTGCTGCTTCTAATGGTTCTGACATTTCATCCTCCTCGGATGGTTGGGTTGGGGTTGGTGTTTCTTCTTCTTCGTCGGGTGCTTCCTCTTCGGGTGAAGAGGCTGAGACTGAGTAGACCTGCGCTGATTCGTAAGCTCCGACGGTGACGACCGAGAGCTCGACGAACTTAGCTTCAGAGACCTCTAGCGTTCCGTCTGCGAGGCGCTTGAACTTTGTAGGCACTGCGCCAACACTGACGGAATCTAGAGCGCCATCGGCGAGCAGTGCGAGAGCGTCGTCAGCTGCACGAGTCGCGCTCAGCTTGGCGACGAACATCATGCCCTCGGCAGTGGATACTCGTTCGGTGACGCGTCCGATGACGCGCGTGTCGTCGTGGTATTCCAAGAGTTTCGGCATCGGGCCATCTTCGGGAAGTGAGCCTTCAAGAAAGACGACCGATTCTCCACCGGAGAGAGTTGCTTTGACATTCCAAGGAACGGCGAGGCCTGTGATCTGGCGTGATGGTTCGCCATCGGCGGAAGCGTCAAGTGTGATCTGTTGAGCAGTAAGTCGAATCATGAGGGCATCTCCTGAGGGGTTCGCATAGAGGCAGGTTCTTCAATGTCAATCTCTGAGCGATTCATTGCAACATCTTCTATCAGATCGTCGGTGTCAAACTCCACAAACCTATTACGCGGAAGAATATCGGTGGCGCTGAGAGTCTCTTGGATGCAATCCATGTAGAGCTTGGCCCCTAGGAGGTAAAGATCCTGCTTGGCTTGTGTCGCGTTGCTGTAGTTGTAACCAGAGATGCCGATTCCGAGAAGGTAGGCAGGGACTCCGATTGCTCGAGACAGTTCGAGTGCGCTGAAGTTTCGTGCTTCTACGAGCTGGAGTTTGCTGGGGTCTGTGTCAAATTGTTCGTACTTGACAGCCGAGTTCAATGCGCCGACAGCGTTCACGCGTCGCGCATTTGACCATGCTGCAGCGAGCTCACCAAGTGACTCTGCGTCCAAAGGTTCGGAGCTGTCGGTTTGTTGTAAGTATCCTGCGACGATTTCATTGGAGGCGAAGCGTTCAGCTGAGCGATCTAGTTTGATCGCTGTCTCTAGGACTCGGCGACCTGTCCAGAGGAACCCTTGAACGGGTGCAAGGAATTGGATGACGTCTTGTGTCGGAATCTGGATGCCGTTGAATGTGATCTGGTTGGATTTTCCGAAGAACTGCGGGCCGGGTTGATCCAATGTGTCAACCATCTCGCAGGGCATCCACTGAAAAGCTAGAGGCCGTCCAGTGGCAGAGCTGCGTGAGGTGACGTACCAGAACGCTCGGCCTCTCATCATGAGATCCATCGCAGTGTTAGCCATGATGAAGTTACGCGTGAGAGTTGGATCTGGAGTGTCCATCCATGATTCGTTCTCAAGATAGATCTTTTCGTACTCCGAGCCTGTGAACTGTGTCGTGTAGTGGCGGAGGGGAAGTGAGGCCACAAGAGAGATGATCATCTGTGTCGCTCGAGAAACTGTGGGCACAGACAAGGCCAGCTCTGAAGCCGCCCCGACGGTGTAACTCCAAAACTGGCCGAGTCCGCTTTGTGAGGCAGAACCTGCTGCAGCTTGAAGCGGTGCGTGTGCGAACGCGGGGGTCGCGTCTTGCTTCTTGCTTCCGAAGAGTGCCATCCCTCGGATTCTCTCAGACTTTTCGGAGCGTGTCCACGAGGGTCAGCCAAAAGCCATCTGAGGTTTGGCTGTGGCCTTCGGACGCGATGTCAACATGATTCCCCACACTGAACATCGGGCGAGCTCTATAGGCCCTGGGCTCTTCTGCGAACTAAGCACGATTGCTCCGCCAGTCTTGACTGCTACCGCTCGAGCAAAATGTTCCGACAGTGCGAGGTCGCCAGTGTGCCGGACACGATCCTCAACGATCATCGCACGAGCTGCACCAGTCCACTTGATGAGTTCGGCATAGCCGACGATCGTCATCCTTCGGCGTAGATCTGGCGGACAGTGGATCTCCAGTGATGGAGTACACGCAAGCTTGACGGACGCGTCCGACATTCGAGTCACGACTTCGGCCCACATCTGCTGAGCGGACTCCACGACAAACTCGGTCGTCACGATGACGCGCGTTCCGTCGTACGCGCAACCGATCCCGACATAGCGTGATTCGTCAACCGATGAGTCAATGACGAGCCACTGGATCGGAGGCATCGGATCTACGCTCTTGCGGTCGTTCCAAAGGTTGATCGGGAGATAGGAGTTGGTGCTGTCAACCCACAGATTCAAGTGGCCTCGGATGAACGCTTGACGATTCGGCGAGTCAAACGCAAGCTCGAGCGCCTTCATCGTGATCGTTGTTCCGAGTGCAGGATTTGCCCAGCCCCAATACTGCCGATCCTCCAAACTTACTCCAGGCGGAAGTGACCATTCCGCAAAGTACAGGGAGCCAGTTCGGCCCGAGTCAATCGCTGCCATCCCTTGCTCTCGAAGCTGTAAGAGCACTGTGGAGCCTTGGTCGCCGGCGGTGGAGAACATCATCATCATCGGATTCTTGACTGCGATCTGTGAAGGCCGTAGAGCTGTAAATACGACTTCGGGACTGATGTCCCATAACTCGTCCACGAGAAGATGCGTCGCTGTCATTCCGTGAGCGTGAGCGGAAGCTGCGACGACTGAGATGGATGATCCGTCTGGGAAGTTGATTCGCTCGTCACCGTTCTGCCATCTGACCTTCATCTCGAACTTGTCCTCAAGGTCGCGCACGACATCACGGAAGAGAGCCATGCTTCGGCGCTTCTGGTTGGCAACAATGACGATCGTCTGGGGCTCCATTCGATGCGCTGCGTACTCGGTCGCAAAGAACCCTGCGCACGCTCTCATGACCAAGCTCTTTCCACACTGGCGCGCTGTGGATACACACGCTTCACGGAATATGAAGTCACCGTTCTCGTCCACAGTAAGAGCATCATTCACGATCCGCTTCTGCCACTCCATCAGATCAATGTTGAGCACGCGCTTCGCCCACAAGGTGAGGGCAGGGCCGAAACTCTCGCCGGCAGGGACGGGCGTGACCAGTCTCGGCTCGATCCTGCCGAATGTTGGAATATCCGACTCCGATCCGCTCAGTCCCTGCTGGTTCAGGCTAGTTGAGGGGATTTCCGAGT